TTAGTAGCACCGATATGACCCAGGCCATTGCGGCGAACCTTGGGCCAGGTTTGCGACCCTATGCGGCGGACTTTGTTGCTGCAGGTTCTCAGTACGGACTTGATCCTCGATTCCTGGCTTCCATCTCAAAGCTTGAGACCGCAAACGGAACTTCGTCGGCTTTTCGATATAAAAACAACGCGATGGGTATTAGTGATGCAAGAGGTCCGATTGCAATTAGCAGTGTTCGAGACAGCATTTTTCGTCAAGCGAGAACAATGGCCCGTGAAGGCGGGTACTACTCCGACGCTTATACAATTTCGCAAATTGGTTCAATCTACGCGCCTCCCGGTGCTGGAAACGATCCCCGCGGAACAAACAGTTATTGGCCTAAAGGAGTATCTAAATTCTACCGCGAAATGGGTGGAGATCCAAATGGACCCGTTAAGGGCGGAAGTCCGATCGTTCAACAAACTTCGGAAATCAATGGAGCAATACCTTTTGGCGCAGAAGAACGAACTGTAGCCCAAATCAGCAGCGCAATAATAAGCGCGTTTCCCGAGTATCCGCTTCCTCCTGTTAAAGAATTGCTTTCAAAAGTAGGAACCGCAGAGGCAAGTTTTGAAACCGACTACAGTGGAGGAGCAGTGATTGACGACTCCGCCTCTTTTCTTACATGGGCTTCAGCCTTTGGACAGGGTATTATTTCCATACACCAAGGAGGAGATCTTCCTATAAGAAATAACACAATACTCATAAACAAATCCATACTTGGTGGGACAGACCCGAACACACAGCTTGCTTTGGTTGTACTTGCGGGTGCAGGTTCAGCTTCAAGTAGTTTTAGTCAGGGGGAATTCATTGCTTTTAATCTCGGAGAAACCGGGGAATCCGCCGGAGGTGGATTAACAAACGACGAATTAACCTCGGAACAAACGACGATTGGGGCGGCCGGAGAAGAGATAGAAATGCCCGCCTGGAAAGGATCAGGCGCATCAGAGGGATATGAACTGGGAGGGGGTCTTTTTGGTCCGTCGACTCCGTCGTCGCCGGTCGATCCGTCAATGTATTACGGTCCGTTAAACGATTAATGGGATATAGATAATAAGATATGAGTTCATTTATAATTCCCGGCTTACCGAATACCGGAGGTGTCAGTTCTTTTAATAAGGTTGAAAAAACTCCCTCCGGCCATCAGTTTGAAACCGATGATACTGCTGGAAATGAAAGAATAAAGCGGTCCCACGCAAAAGGAACATTTGAAGAATGGGACGCAACGGGTGGCAGAACCATGGTTGTTAACGGCGAAAACTATTCTGCGGTGGTAGGAAACGACACTATTACAATTGAAGGAGATTGCACCGTAGTCGTCACCGGTAACTGTTTTCTTGATGTTGGGAAACATCTTTCCGCCAAATCTCAAACAATGTATTTTGAAGCAAGTCAGAGTATTAACTTCAAAGCAGGTAGCAACATCAGCATGGAGGCTTCCAACGATCTTAATTTAAACAGCGGTCAGAATTATAATCTAACTGTTACGGGTGAAGCCAGCGAGAGATTTCAATCATCTCTTGACACCAACGTGAACCAAAACAACGATTTAACTGTTGGTGTGGATTCTAAAACTCAGATTGGAGGGAATTCAATACAATACACCGAGGGTGGAACAAACATTGTTAGTGGTCTGGACATGATGATTGGCTCCGGCTCCGCCACCGCTTTGACGGGAGGAGACGGTGGGATTGGCTTTGCGACCTCAGGATCCACCATTTTTAATGGGGCCGATTTAACGATCGAATCAGGTCCGGTTTCGATTGTCGAAGCTCTGGACACCGACAGCACAATCACCTCTGTTGGAGCTATTCATTCCAACGACGATGTTACCGCAAGTAGCATTTCTTTAACAGGTCACAGACACGGATCAAGCCCACTTCCTAGTTAAAACCAATGACGGATTTAGATAAATTAGTACAGGTTCAAAGAGCGATTGATACCCTTACAAGCGGGGAAAACAATCTTGCAAAGCTGGGTGTTTCTTCGATCGAGGAGCAGGTGGGCAGTGTTTCCGATGACCTCGACATCAGTGAAATTGCAAACATTCAGAACATTGTTCGAAACACCACGGGTGCAAACCTAAACCTTGGTGGTATTTTTAACGCTGCGGATTGTCTTAAAAACATCGATGACCTGCTTATTGAGCGGGTCAAACAAAAAACGATGGACATGATTCTGGAAACAGAGACCGCTCAGGAATTGGTTCAAAGAATCGGAAACATCAGCGATATTGCCAAGCAAGGTGGAAACATCATGAGAAAGGCTAATGAGCTGAAAGAGAAATCTCTTGCCGAACTTGTTGTCGACGCTCGCAACGCTGGTCTACTGGATCGAATTGGGATCATTAAAAAGATCAACGATCAGTTTGGTGGAGTGGTAGACAACCTAAATGATATTATTTCTAACATCAACAGTTTTGATATTTGTGGGATGACGAACTATAAGAGCGGAGTTGCTCTTCCCCCTGCATCTAAAGTTTCCAACGAAGCGCCTCTTCCTCTGAAGCCGTTTGAGCCTCTGTTACGCTTTAATCAGCAAGAGCGGGAAATTAATTCCGATTACAAAATTCACACGTATAATGCAGGGAAAATTATCAGTGAAAAGACGGGTCTTGATTTAACGCCCGCAAACCAATCGATGCTTACAGCGCTGCAAAGTTTTTATTATAGAACAAAAGACGCTGCGATAAGAAATTCCGATGCTGACCCAGCCGGTGAAATTGAAAGAATTATTTCTAGCAAGCGGGACGAATGGCCAGGTGAAACACTCGACGAATTTAGAAGAAGAGCTTCTTTAGTTGCTAACCAAATTGGTAGCGACATAGGAGTTTTAAGAGCGCATAATAATATAAACGATCCGTCTCCGCAACAAAGCGAAACCGCTTTAGGAATTAATGTATACGGAACTCCCGACTGGGATTTTGATACGTTTCTTAGTATTATTCCCGAGGAACGTCCGCAGGCTCTTACTGATTACTGGGAAGGCAAAGGATACCAAATAGAAGAAGGTGAAAACCGTCTAAAGAAAACAGGAAGAAAGCCCGGCGTTCTTAAATCGGATTCTGTTGGGGTAGGAGCCTATGGTAATAAATTGGTTTCCGGCTTTACCGCGGCAAGTACCAAGTATCGAGGCGGAGCAATTTTGGAATTACAAAATTCTGATGGAAGCCTTTTTGATCCAGCAGGGATTAACCCCGCTGCGACAGTGGTGATCGCTGACACTGGAGATCCTAATTTTACTTTTGATAGACCCGCAATTTTTGTTGATAAAGAATCCTATCAAGCTTATAAAGATTCCAACTTAGGCGGTGTTCGTGCAGTTGTTTTACAAAAAGGATATGCAGAAATCCCCGAGTATTCTTTAGATCAAAATCAGAAAAGCTCACAGTAAACATCATAAATAGAAACAGCAATGAACAGCATTCTTTCTGATTTTAATCGACCAAATTACCAGCCATCCGTGGTGGCAGGCGATATTTATAAAGATGTGAGTTTTAGCTTTATTCACCCTGCGACAGGTGATCTGCTTCTTGCAACGGATATTGAAGCCGTTAAAAACAGCATTAAAAATATTGTGCTAACACCCCGAGGCACACGACCATTTTTTCCGGAATTTGGGACTCGCGTAAACAATCTCTTATTCGAGCTTGCAAGCCCAATCACCGCATCTCAGATAAAAGATGAGATTGTTGACGGGGTTCAAAAATTTGAAAAACGTGTTTCAACCTTTCAGGTTAGAGTTGACGATGATCACGAAAGAAACGCTTATCGTATCACAACAACCTTTAAAATGTCGTATGGAACTCAAGTAGAATTTATTTTTCTTTTAATTAGAAACCGATAAACACATGTCAAACCAAGGAGAACAACTAAATGTTTCTGAATTGGATTTCGCACAGATCAAGGCGAATCTAATTGATTACTTTAAGAACAGTGAAACAGAGTTTACAGATTGGGATTTCGAAGGAAGCAATCTGAACAACATCATTGACCTTCTCGCCTACAACACGCATTACAATGCAATGCTGGCACACATGGCAGTCAATGAATCCTTTATTGATTCTGCACAACTCCGAAGCAGCGTGGTTTCAGCCGCTAAACTTCTTGGATATATTCCTCGTAGTTTTTCTGCATCACGAGTAGACATTGTTGGAACAATTGGTGCTACTGCTGAATCTGCCAGCACCTATGTGGTCCCGCGAGGAACTCGACTGACCGCAACCTATGACAGTACGTCCTATTCATTTGTTGTTCTTGACGACGTTACCACACTTGAAAAAACAACCGTTGGCGAATCACATTTTTACACTGTTACAGAGGAACAACCTCTAATTGGATACGAAGGTAGTCTTATTACAACAACCTTTGAAGCTAATGCGGTTGATACTGGCCAACGTTACGAAATAGCTGACGAAGACGTAGACATCAGCACACTGCGGGTTTTGGTTTATCCCACCTCCGCTAAGAGTGAGGGAACCGCTACACGTTACAATCAATTTAGCGACATTGACATCGACTCAGATTCCAAGACTTACTTTATCAACGAAAACAGTTCGGGAAGATACGAGCTTACCTTTGGTAATGGAATTTACGGAGCAAGGCTTGACGCCGGCAACGTTATCGAGGTTCAATACCTTGTAACAAGCGGTGACGCTGGAAACGGGGTAAACACGGCCTTTACAATTA